TGGAGCATGAGCGGCACCTGTCCCACGAACGGAGCGAGCGGGCTCGTCAGTCCGCCTCCGCGAGGTGGAATAAGGCAACCGCCCAAACTACCAACCCGGGTTTGGAGGCCGAATCAGACGATTCGGAATGCGAACGCATATGCGAACGCATATGCCCGGACGATGCTTCCATGACCATGTCTTATTCTCCTCCTCCTCCTCCTCCCCCTCCGCCTGTTGGCGATGAGGGCGAAGACGGCACGGCATGGAGCACGCTCCGCGAGGCATGGAACGCGAACTGGGGAGACAAACGGGCTTGGCGGTCGACGGAGCCGCCCCCGGAGGCAATCGCCCGCCTGCGAGAGCCTGGATGGCTGGCGGAGGCGCTTTCGGCGATCCCCGAGATCAAGCGAGGGGCTTGCAGCGGGTGGAAGACACCGCCCACGTTGCGGCAGTTCTGCGGCCGCGACCCGAGTCGCGGATCTTTCGTTGCTCGACTGCTTGGCGGTGAGTTTGTTGACCCGGAACGCAGTCCGTCGTTTGCCAGCAAGCGAAGGGAGCCCACTGCGGTGGGAGAATAGGGGCATGGGTTCAAAATCGAGAAACAAGGGCAAGGTCGGTGAGCGGGAGGCTGCTGGCGAGCTTGGTGCAATTCTGGGCGTCGAGGCTCGCCGCGGCGTTCAGTTCCAAGGCGGCCCGGATAGTCCCGACATCGTCCTGCAGGGCGTCAACCTGCACGTCGAGTGCAAGCGCACCGAGCGGCTTTCGCTTTGGGCGGCCATCGAGCAGGCCAAGGCCGACGCACCGCCTGGTGTCGTCCCTGCCGTCTGGCACCGAGCAAACCGTCGCCCGAGCGTGCTGATAATCGAAACCAGCCGCGTCGTGGATTTCGCCATCGAAATACTCCGAGCAAAGGGGATGCCGAGAGAAGGCGGCTGATGGTTGCCAAGAGCAAAGCAGCGATTGAGAATCGCCGAGCCGGCACAGTCGAGCGCGGCCGTGAGACTACGCGGCTAGGTGCCGACATTGGCGAGATCCCGAAGATCGTCGATCCTGCCCGCCGCGCCGCCTGTGAACTCGACCTCGAGCTGTTCCTGCGGATTTACTTCCCGTTCTCGACCGGAATGACGCCGTTCTCCGAGGACCACCACCGCGTCATCGCCCGCACCCAGGGCTGCCTCATCGGCGGGGGGCGTTTTTGCAACGCCGTCTACCGTGGATTCGCAAAGTCCACGATCAGCGAAAACGCCCTGCTCTGGGCAACGCTCTACGGTCATCGGAAGTTCGTCGCGATCTTCGCGGCGGAGGCCGGCCTGGCCGACAAGGCGATCACGTCGATCAAGACCGAGCTCTCCGACAACGACCTGCTCTACGCCGACTTCCCGGAGGTGTGCCACGCCGTTCGGGCACTCGAAGGCAAGCCGCAGCGGTGCAACTCGCAGACCTATGGCGGCCACCGGACGCACATTCAGTGGAAGCAGGACACGATCGTGCTGCCGTCGATTGAGGGCAGCCGGTCGAGCGGCTCGCTCATCGTGTCGAAGGGGCTCACGGCGTCGATCCTTGGGTTGAGGCACAAGGCACCGGACGGCCGGCAGCTCCGTCCCGACTTCACGATCGTGGACGATCCGCAGACACGCGAATCGGCAAAGTCGCCCGTGCAATGCAAGACGCGGATCGACATTCTGAAAAAGAGCGTGCTCAAGCTTTCTGGCCATCGCACGACGATGGCCTGCGTCGTTAACGCCACCGTGATTGCCGTCGATGACATGGTCGACCAGCTGCTGAGCGCTCCCGGCTGGCAAGCCGAGCGGATCCCGATGGTTCGGTCGTGGGCGAAGCGGCACGAAGACCTGTGGATGGACCGCTACGCCTCGATCCGGCGGACGTTCTCACAAGACATCATCGGCGACCAGGACCGAGCCAAGGCCGCCGCCAACGAGTTCTACCTGGCCAACCGGGCCGACATGGACGAGGGATGCGTGGTGTCGTGGGATTCGTGCTTCGATGCCGATTCCGAGCACTCCGCGATTCAGCACGCCTACAACGCCCTCATCGACGACGGCGAGGACGTTTTCGCGTCCGAGTTCCAGCAGCAGCCGCTGAAAAACGAGGCCGCGTCGGCCGGACTTTCGCCCGATGATGTGCGGTCGCGCGCCATCAACGTCCCTCGCTGGACCGTGCCCCGTGGCCTCGACACACTCACTGCGTTCGTCGACGTGCAGAAGGAGCTCCTCTACTGGGCTGTCGTGGCGTTTGGCCACCAGTTCCGCGGCCACGTGGTGGCTTACGGCACGTACCCGGAGCAAGGCCGCAGCTACTTCACGCTGCGCGACGCAAAGAAGACGCTGTCGCGGGCTCACGGGGCCAACGTCGAGGCGGCGATCCTCGCCGGCCTGGAGTCCCTGACCGGCGACCTGCTCGAGCGGGAGTTCGTCCGCGAGACCGACGACGCCATCCTGCGGCTGGGCCAACTGTGCATCGACGCCAACTGGGCACAGTCGCAGGGCGTGGTGCGTGACTTCGCCAGGCGGTCGAGATACGGGCCGCGGGTGCTGCCGACTCACGGGCGGTTCGTCGGTGCCAGCGGCCAGACGATCAGCGACAAGGCACCAGACCGCGGCGAGCGGATCGGGAGCAACTGGAGAACGTCCACGATCCAGAGGCAGCGGCACATTTTGTACGACACGAACGCCTGGAAGACGTTCGTGGCCGCACGCTTCAAGCTGCCGTTGGGCGATCCGCAGGGGCTCACAGTTCACGCTGGCGAGCACGATATGCTGGCGGAGCAGCTGTCGAGCGAGGTGCCGGTGAGAGTCGAGAGCCGGCAGCGGATCGTCGACGAGTGGCGGCTGATCCCGGGCCGCGATAACCACCTCTGGGACTGCGTGATCGGGGCCGCGGTGGCGGCGAGCTACACGGGCGTGTCGGCCGTGGGGGCCGATGTGGCCGGGCCCGTGCAACGCAACGCCCTGACTCGCGAGGAAATGGCCGCCGCTCGGGCCAAGCTCCTGGCCAAGATGGGGCGATAGTTTCGCATTGACCACGCTCGCGGATATGGCACCCTGCGTAGACACTCAGGAGCACGACCATGGCGACCAGCCGTAAGCCGCGACCGCTCGACCTGACTCGCAACGCGGATGCCGAGGCACACCCGCAGCTCGGCAAGCCAGAGCACGCCGAGTGCGATCAATGGGAGTGCGACATGGAAGGCAGCGGCCACTACGAATGCGGCCGAACGGTTCGTGTGCCGTGCGTCGTGTTCGACGAGAGTGACGGCAAGAAGATCCGAAGGTTGGCGGAGTGGTTGCAGGCGGCCGCGGCCTGGGTGGAGGGCGGGCGGTGATCGGGGGCGTAGGCTGCGGTCATGCAAGCCCCGATCGTATCGGCAAAACGACGAAAACGGTCGAATCGCCAATACGATCGGGCAGTTTTTTCGAGACGGAACATGACACTACACGCCGCAGAGAGGGACGCATGAAGCCACCGCAAGACACTGGCGAGCCGTCCGCTGCATCCGCTGGTTCTGTGTCCATCGGTGAGGCACATAACATCGGTTACGACGAATGGTATTGCCAATGGTATCTCTGCCCCGAGTGCATGAAAAGCAGCATCAATCGCAGCTTCAGCTACTGCCCCGACTGCGGCGTGCAACTTAAATGGCAGGACTCACCACAGAACCACGCGATGCTCAACGAGGGCGATGAGATGTCCGCTTCGGCTGCTGGTTCTCGCGGGCGAGATGTTTGCGATTGGCTTGGGTGTGCCATGTTGGGCGAAAAGTTTGATTTGAGATTGCTCCAATCCGCCAAAACAGAGATTGAACGCCTGCGGCTCACTGCCGAGGAACGGGAGGCGATTAGGGAGGCGGTCGGAGCCTACAACGACAACGACGATGACGAGGAGTGTGCGAAGATCGCAGCCACGCTGTGGAGGCTGCTGGAGAGGACGAGCGCAACGTAAAAGTTTTTACGCTACGGGAAGCATGGCAGGCAAAGCCGCAACTGAAACCAGCAAGCCACGCGATGCTCAACGACTTCTCCCCCATCACTGCCGCCGTGATCTTCGCGACCTACGTCGCGGTGGACATCCTCTACGCGGCCTACATCATCGCGGTCGAGAAGCGCCGCCCGCTCATGGCGGCCTCGATCTCGTCGGTGCTCTACTCGCTCATGGCATTCGGCGTCATCACGTATTCCAAGAATCCCATGTACCTCATACCGCTCGCGTCCGGGGCGTGGATCGGCACCTACGTGACCGTCCTGTGGAACCAGCGGCAGCCCCCTACCACACCCGCGTGAGCGGTCGGTGATGCCCGGTCGGGCACTGCGGCGGCGGTGCTACCGTGAAGGCAGACACCGGAGGCCGCCGCCATGCGGGTCGATGAGGTCTGGCAGGATTTCTACGACGGACTCGACGACGAGGATGCCCTGGTCGAGTTCCTCTGACTTGCCGCACCCCCCGAAGGTGTGCATGGACGCTGGTACACTCATGGTAGTGGGGCATCGCGCCCCCACGAGCCAGGAGCGGTACCGGTGCCGACGCCAAACGACGACATCATCGACGCAGTGGCCGCGAATCTCGCGCAGCCGCGGCGTGCCCGCACCGACGCCGGCGAGGTAGAGCAGCACGAGCTCGACCGCCAGGTGGAGGCCGCCAAGTTCGTGGCCGCCGCCCGGGCGGCGTCCGGCAACCCATTCGCCGCCGTGCGGATGGCCCGCATCCAAAGCCCCGGAGCAACCGGCTGACCATGGGGCTTTTCGGAAGACTCCTGTCCGGTACGCCGTCGCGGCAGGCGATGGCCAAGACGATCGCGGAGCAGCGATCCGCGATCAGCAAGTTCGTTCGTGCCCGGTTCGATGCGGCAGAGACCACCGACCTCAACAAAAACCACTGGGGGCAGGCCGATCACCTGTCGGCCGACGCGGCCTTGTCGCCGTGGAAGCGGCGGGTGCTGCGGAGCCGGGCCCGCTACGAAGCTGCGAACAACGGCTACCTCTCGGGCATGGTCACCACACTGGCCACCGACGCGATCGGCACCGGCCCTACGCTGCTGCTGGACTGCGGCCCGGACGCCGACCAGACCGCGGTCGCCAGGGTCGAGGACAACGTCTACGAGTGGCACCAGAAGATCGACCTTGCCCGCAAGCTCCGGGTGGCCCGCATGGCCAAGGCGATCGACGGCGAGCAGTTCGGATT